GAAGAATCAATAACTACAAATTTTGTATCTGATGTTGTGCCACCTACATTAACTTTGCCAGACGAATCTATACGCATACGTTCATTTTGGCCGTCAGTTTTGAATATAAAAGCATCATCATTCATATTGTAAGTAATACTTCCAGCACGAGCATCGCCATTATTTGCAAACGCAATGGCAGCTTCATCATTAGAACCGATTGTTATACCGCTTTGATTAGAACTGTTAGGATTTCCAACTTGTAAATCATCAATAGAAGCGTTAGCTGCATTTGCAAGCAAGCCAATTAATACTCTCCCAGACGAATCTATACGCATACGTTCTGTATTATTTGTTCGAATGGTTATAGGGTGGTTTGTTGAAGCATTTAGTAAAGTTCCATCACCGTTGTCATCTGTGCGTATTTGAAATCTTGTATTTGCATCAACATCTTGTAAAGTTATTCCCGCACCTCTAGTTTTACCACTTAAAACAATCTCATTAAATTCAGTTGATGAACCAATAACAGTACTAGAAGTTCCTATCAGTATCCTTCCAGACGAATCTATACGCATACGTTCTGTTGGACTAGCAGCACCATCAGATGTTGTGCCAAAAGTTAAATTACCGGGGATCTCATTCGCCCCCGGAGTAGCATCAACTGATGCAAGGATAAAAGCTGCCTCATGATCAGAATTAGTCCCATCATTCCCAAGCCAAGTAATTTTACCTAAGCTATCACCATTCTGTACAACAGTATCAGAACCAACTGACGATCCCCTTGATTTATTAAAAATAAGAAATGGAGGA